GATAGAGCTACTGTAGCAGGTTTATTAGACAAACAAGGTCATAAAGATATGGCTGATATTATTAGGAGACTGTAATGGCAATTTCACAAGCTATGTGTACATCATTTAAAAAAGAACTTTTAGAAGGCGTACATAATTTTAAAAACTCAGGTGGTAATACATTTAACTTAGCACTTTATACTAGCAGTGCTTCTTTAGGTGCAGCTACAACTGCATACACAACTTCAAATGAAGCATCAGGCACAAACTATACTGCTAAAGGTGCATCATTGACTAGAGTTGATCCTACTACATCAGGTACAACTGCTTTTACTGATTTTGCAGATTTAACATTTTCTAATGCAACAGTAACTGCAAATGGTTGTATGATATTTAATGATTCAGCTTCAGGCGATCCAGCAGTATGTATATTAGCTTTTGGTGGAGATAAAACATCAACCGCAGGTGATTTTACAATTCAGTTCCCAACAGCAGACGCATCTAACGCAATTATAAGAATAGCTTAATATGGCAACAGTTACAGGTTGGGGTCGATCCACATGGGGAAGTGGTGCATGGGGAGAGTCTGTACCTGTAGAAGTTACTGGAGTTGTAGGCACAACTGCTATTACATCAGTTGCAGTAAGTGCTGGTGGTGAAGTAGGAGTTACTGGTGTAGCTGGAACAAGTGCATTAGGTACAGAATCTTTAGTAACAAACAATAATTTATCAGTTACAGGTCAAGCTGGAACAAGTGCAACAGGAAGTGTATCTGTAAATGCAGCAGCAGTAACAGGCGTATCTGCGGTAGCATCAACTTTAAACTTAGGTGATGAAACTTTAATCACTAACAACAATCTTAGCGTTACAGGTTTAGCAGGTACATCAGCATTAAATTCAATTACAACACAAGCAAATGCAGATGTAGATGTAACTGGAAATCAAGGAACAACAGGTTTAACAGGAGTAAATGTTTGGAGTTTAATTGACGATTCTCAAAATCCTTATTACTCTACAATCAACACAACACAAAATCCAAATTGGAAGGAAGTAGCATAATATGGCAACTTATGTAAATAATTTAAGATTAAAAGAAATAGCAACTGGTGATGAATCAGGTACTTGGGGTACATCCACAAATACCAATTTAGAACTTATTGGTGAGGCTTTAGGTATAGGCACAGAAGCTATTACTACTAATGCTGATACACATACTACAACTGTAGCAGATGGAAGTTCTGATGCAGGTAGAGCAATGTATCTTAAATATACAGGTGCTTTAGATTCTGACTGTACTATAACGATTGGTCCAAATACCATGAAAAGAGTACAGATTATTGAAAATGCTACTACTGATTCAGGTAGTAGTGGACCTTATAATATTATTATATCTCAAGGCTCAGGCTCTAATGTAACTGTTGCCAATGGAAAAGTAGCGGTAGTTCAGTTAGATGGAGCAGGTTCAGGTGCAGCAGTATTAGATGTATTTACTGATTTACAAGTAACAGATACTTTATCTATTAATGGTACAACTTTAACCATAGGTGATGCTACTGCTGAAGATACTAAGCTAGTGTTTGACGGAAATGCACAAGATTATTATATAGGACTAGATGATAGTGCCGATGATTTAGTTATAGGTCTTGGTTCAGCCGTAGGTACAACACCTGCTATTGAAATTGATGAAAATCAAGATGTTAAGTTTGCTCAATCTATAGGTGTGGGACAAGCAGCATCTTCAACTACTGGAGATATTGTTGCTCAAACTATGGCATTAAAAGGAACAACTCCTACTTTAACAATAGGAGATGCAGGAGCAGAAGATACTAAGATTGTATTTGATGGCAACGCTAAAGACTTTTATGTAGGTTTAGATGATAGTGCTGATAAGTTATTAATCGGTGAAGGTTCAACAGTAGGAACAAATAGTATTCTTACAATTACTGATGATACAGTTACTTTAGGTGATGGAGCAGCAGTAGATACAGCATTAATTTATGATGGTAATGCTAAAGACTTTTATGTTGCACTAGATGATTCTGCTGATAAATTAGTTATTGGAGAAGGCTCTACTGTAGGTACAAATAGCATACTTACAATAGATGATGATTCTGTAACTATTGGTGATGGTGCAGCAGTTGATACTAAGTTAGTGTTTGATGGTAATGCTCAAGATTACTATGTAGGTTTAGATGACTCAGCAGATGATTTAGTTATTGGTTTAGGATCAACAGTTGGTACAACACCAGCAGTTTCTATTGATGAAAATCAAAAAGCTACTTTTCCAAAAGCAGTTACAGCATCTACTTCAGCTAATATTACACAGGTTGCAATAACCTCAAGCTCTAATGCAGTTGCTTGGGATGCAGCAGCAGCAGCTAATGCTTATCATGTAACCACAGAGAACACGACTTTCTCAGCACCAAGTAATGCTGTAGAAGGTGCGATCATTTCTGTCGAAATAGCACAAGGGGGAACTGCAAGAACTATCGCATGGAATACAGTATTTGAATTCGCAGCCTCAACAGCCCCTACTGTTACAGCAACAGCTTCTAAAACAGATATATTCGCATTTAGATACAATGGCTCTGTCTGGCAAGAAATTGGCAGAAGTCAAAATATGGCTCAAACCTAATATGGAAACTCTACAGCGTACAGCAAATAGAGGAAGCATATCTACTGGTGGGTATGAGATTAATAACTCTTTGAAGATTGAAGATGATAATACTGAACATATGACAAGAACTTATAGTGAAGCAGGTGTTAAAACTAAAGGAACTATAAGTTTTTGGCATAAAAGAACTGAAATACAATCAGGAGTAAAAAGACCTGTAGATTGTTACGATGGTTCTTCAAATAATTCTTCAGGAATTTTTATAGATGGGCATAGATTGTGTTTTGACTTTGGCGGTAATGGAAGGCACTCTTTAAGAGCCAATGCTTTAATGAGAGATACTTCAGCTTGGTATCATTTAATGGCAACTTGGGATACTTCTCAAGGTACAGACTCTAATAGAACAAAAATTTATATAAATGGAGAACAGGTTACTGATTTGCATGAAGCAACTTACCCTTCTCAAAATGCTGAAGTTCAATTTTTTACAAACACAGGTGGTGGTTCACAAACAAACAAATTATTTTGTCAAGCAACTAACACATCAAACCATCCAAACGGATATTTTGCAGAGTTTCATTATGTAAATAATTCACAATTAAGCCCTACAGACTTTGGTGAATACGATAGTAATAGTGGTATTTGGAAGCCAAAAGAATATACAGGTACTTATGGAGATACTGGTTTTTATTTAGACTTTGCAGATGCTTCAGACTTAGGTGATGATGAAAGTGGTAATGGTAATGATTTTACAGAAGTAAACATAGCAGCAGCCGACCAAGCGACTGATTCTCCGACTAATAATTTTGCAACACAGAATGTTATTTGGGGTACTGATAGAATGCCTTTAATGTCACAAGGTGCTACAGAAATAGGTAATAATGTTAGTGCTTATAGATATTCACCAGCTACTATGGGTGTTGCTAAAGGTAAATGGTATTGGGAAATAAAACCTACTGTAAATGGTAATACGCTTGTATCAGGGGCGGGAATAGCGTCAAATCAAACTACACTTTTTTTTTATGATACAACAGGTAATTTTGTTTATCACTATGATGGTGATAGGTATGTAAATGGAGCAGGTGTATCAAGTTATGGAGCGGCTTGGTCAACCAATGATATTATAGGTTTTGCTTATGATGCGGACAACTGGACACTTACTGCCTATGTAAACAATTCTTCTCAGGGTAATTTATTAGCAAGTCAAACTGATATTTCTTCAGAACTTTTTATACCTTATGTGTATTCTTTTGGAACTCATACATATCAAACTAACTTTGGTGGTTATACAACTATGAGTAACACTCATACAAATACAGACGCAAACGGATATGGTTCGTTTGTTTATGCACCCCCATCGGGCTACTACGCTTTGTGTTCAAAAAATTTAGCAGAATTTGGATAATTAATTATGGCTTATACAACAATAGACGACCCTTCAGCACATTTTCAGACTAAACTATATGTTGGAACTGCTGGTTTAAGCATACCAGTAACTCACACTAATGATGGCAATAGTGATCTACAACCTGATTTAATTTGGGGTAAGGACAGAGATACAACTTATGGGTATTATCTTTGCGACTCCAGTAGAGGTAGAAGTAAATATTTGTATTCTGATAGTGTTAGTGCAGAAGTAACTACTGCTGCTGCTGGTAATGATATTGTTTCATTTGATACTGATGGTTTTAAAGTAGGCGCACCTAGTGCTTCAAATTCTACAAATGCTGGTACAACAAATAAAGTTGCATGGCAATGGAAAGCCAATGGTGGTACTACTAGTTCTTTTACTGAAAGTGGTAACAATCCCGGTGGAACTATACAAACAAACTCAACAGCAGGGTTTAGTATTATTAGTTACACAGGAACAGGTGGACCGGGAAATATAGCTCATGGTTTACCTTCTGCTCCCGAATGGATTATATTTAAAAACAGAGGAACAACAAATGTTTGGGCGTGTTGGCATGTTGCTTTAGGGGATGATTATAAAATTGTGCTTAATAGCACAGACGGTAAAGATGCCGATGGTTCTTTTATGAACAGTACACTACCTGATGCTACAAATATAAGAGTAGGAGATTCTAATAATCCAAACACAAATGCCGATACAGGTACTTATATATGTTATGCATGGAGTCCAATTGCAGGCTACAGTAAGTTCGGCAAGTATGTCGGCAATGGAAATGCAGATGGTCCGTTCATCTATACAGGTTTCAAACCTGCCTACATATTATTTAAAAAATCAAGTGATAGTGGCGATAACTGGATGGTGTACGATGACAAAAGAAGTGATAGTAATGGTAATGTGGTTGATAGAGCATTAAGACCAAATTCAGACGCAGCAGAATATGATAATGCAAATGCAAATATAGACATATTAAGCAATGGCTTTAAACTGCGTTCAAGTTTTGGCTGGGTAAACCAAAGCAGTCATACATACATCTATATGGCATGGGCAGAAAATCCATTTGTGACTTCGACTGGTATTCCAACAACAGCTAGGTAAAACAATTAATTTGAGGTAATATAAAATTATGTGGGCATTAGTAGAATCAGGAAGTGTTAGCAAAGTCTATCCACGACCAAAACAAATAACAGTAGGAGATATTCAATATCCTAGCAACATCTTTATGCTTTGGACTAGCTCTGAGCTAGAAGCCATAGGCATTTATTCAGTTATAATAGATAACACCAATTATAAAGACCCTGAGTATTATATTAATACAAATCAGTCTTTTGCATTTGGGAGTGGTAAAGTTACAGCAACCTATGGTACAGCTACAGCAAAACCATTAGATAATGTACTCTTTACAGCACAAGACCAAACAGATGGTTTAGGTACAGAGGGTGATGTAAAACAACCTGGAGTTAGACCACCTAAATTAACTATTGTAGACCAACAAGCCTACAGCTTACTACAACCTAATGATTGGATGGTAGTAAAGGCTACTGAAACAAGTGGTTCAGTTGCAAGTAATTGGACTACTTATAGAGCAGCAGTTAGAACAGCAGCTAATGATATGAAAACAAAAATCAACGCAGTATCAACTGTAGATGCTTTAGCAGCACTATATGTTTATAACGATGCTACACCACCAGTTCGACCATTAGGAGAGTTTCCAACTCCTCCTAGTTCGTGATAGACTTTTTATGGTATATCTTAGCAATATTTGCAGTAGCAAGTTTTGCTGTTATTTTAACAGGTGATAATAATCACCCTTTATAGGAGTAATTTATGATAGAACTATTAATGTGGATATGTGTAATTGTAGCAATAGCATCTGGTATTGCAGCTATCACACCAACACCTAAAGATGATCATTGGTTTAGACATATTTATAAAGCTATTGATTGGTGTGCATTAAACATTTGGAAAGCAAAAGACAAATGAGTTGGTGGAAAAAACTTGTCGATACAGTTACAGGCACTGAAAGAAAACAAGTTCGTGCTAGAAACAATAAAGGCAAATATGTAGCAGATGATAAATCAACACCAGATGTTAATGAGGCTTACAAAACAGTAAGAGTTAAAAAGAAAAAGAAATGACATCTGCTATTGAAAGAGTAGCAGCCCATGAAAAAGAGTGTGCTATTCGTTATGAAAACATAGAGAAAAGACTAGATCAAGGTCAAGCAAGATTTGCTAGATTAGAAAATATGATTTGGGGTCTTTATGTTTTATTAATAAGTTCAATGATAGGAATCATAAGTCAAACATTATGAGTAGAGCACAAAAAACAATTAATAGAGTTGCAGATAAACTTAAAAAAGCAAGTCAAGCTCATGCTGGTCAAGCTAAAACTTTAGAGTCTATTAAATTAAAAAAAGGTGGAAAAACTAAAAGCAAAGTTAATCAAGCAGGTAATTACACCAAACCATCAATGCGTAAAAGATTATTTAATAAAATTAAAGCAGGTGGTAAAGGAGGCAAACCCGGTCAGTGGAGTGCTCGTAAAGCTCAAATGTTAGCTAAACAATACAAAGCAAAAGGTGGCGGATATAAATAGTGTCTTATCTTATAGACAATATACCTCACTTCAAGTGTTGGGTAAGAAAAGAATTTACTCATAATCACGAACAATATCATGGTGAATTTTTACATGCTATTGCAATAGCAGTTAATACTATTCCTGATAGATCATTATCTTTTCAAGTTGTATTTACAGGTTGTGAAGCAGACTTATACGAAGAAGAAATATCTAATATTCATGGTGGTGCTATGTGGGCAAGGATGCCAATACAAGCACTTGTAGCAGATATAAGCATGAATCAATTTCCTGAGCCTATGGAAAATCATTTAGCTCAACCTTGGGATTGTGAATCAAGACATCATGCAACTATGATATTAGATAGGACTAGCTCTAGTCCTTGGATAGCAAAAATAGATGGTGAGTTTTATAAATCTAAATATTTATTTACAGTAGATTATACAGATCACCCAATAGCAGATTGTCCAGCACAACATAAACAATCTCATGTAATGTACATAACTGAAGATTGTAAATGGAAAGGTAATGTTATAGCGTTACCAAATAATAGAGTAAGAGTTACAAACCCTGCTTTATGGGTTACAGGAGAGGGACCACCAGACTTTAAACCTTCACAATATTTACATTCAGCAGAAGAACATGAAAGTTACATGGACCCTGACATAACATTTAATAATTTATATGAAGACTAATGGCATTAAAAAAATCACAAAAAAGTCTAAAAAAATGGACAAAACAAAAATGGACTACTCCTAGTGGAAAAAAATCTTCTGAAACAGGAGAGGTGTATGCACCAAAAGCTCAAATACAAAAATTAAAATCTACTGCAAAGGGTAGGCGTAAATTAGCAGCAGCTAATAAAAAGAAAAGAGAAGCTACTAGAAAAGGCAAACAACATGCTAAACATGGTTTACATAAAGGTAAAAGATAATGTATGAATATAGTTGTACAGTTACTAGGGTTGTTGATGGCGATACTATTGATGTCATTCTTGATCTTGGTTTTTCTATTCTTCACAAGTGTCGTGTACGCCTTTATGGAATTGATACGCCTGAATCAAGAACCAGAAATAAAGATGAAAAAGCTAGAGGAAAATTAGCTTCAAAGTTTTTAGAAGACTCTATTAATGATGGTACTAAAGTAATTTTACGATCAAAGTTAAAAGATTCTAAAGGAAAGTATGGTCGTGTTTTAGGAGAAGTTATTGTAGATGATATAAATATTAACGAGTTAATGGTTAAAAGATATTTAGCAGTTAAATATTATGGTCAAAGTAAACAAGATGTTGAAACAGAACATTTAAGCAATAGAAAAAAATTAATTAAACTAGGAGTGTATGTGGTCAATGAATGATGACGATCAAAGAAAACACGATAATATAATTGTTTGGGCAGCATTGATGTTTTGCATAACATTAGTTGCAGGTTTTTCTATACAAGCAAATGCTCAGTCTAGTCAGCAATCAGGTACAGCTTGTGTTAATGGCACACAGTATTGTGAAAATAATAGTCTTGATACAGTCAATACTACAACTACAACAAATACTAATACAAATACAAATACTAACACTAATACATCAACCGCAACGAATACAAACACAAATTCAAATACGAATGTAAATACAAATACGACTACAAGCACAGCCACAAATACGAACAACAATACAAATGTTAATACGAATAATAATGTAAATGTAAATACTTCTACGGCTACATCTACATCTAATAACACGAATACAAATGTAAATACTTCTACATCAACATCAACTGTAAATTCTACAGTAAATCAAAATGTAAATAATACAAATAATTCTACTTCTAATAATACAAATACAAATACAAATATTAATAAATCTGAATCAGAATCTAATGTTACTACGAATAATGTTAATCAAAATAATAACAATACAACATCAGACAATACAAATAGAAATATTAACGAATCAAAATCAGAACAAACTATTAATCAAAATATAAAATCAGAAGCACCACCTGCATCTGCTATTGCTCCATCTATAATGTCTTATTCACAAGACTTATGTACTACTGGTGTATCAGGTGCTTTTCAAGGACAAGTATTTGGTTTATCAGGTGGTAAAACTATTGTTGATCAAAATTGTGAAAGGTTAAAACTATCTAAATATCTTTATGATATGGGCATGAAAGTCGCATCAGTTGCTTTGTTGTGCCAAGATAAAAGAGTATTTTTAGCTATGGAAATGGCAGGAACGCCTTGTCCATATCAAGGCAAGATTGGAAAAGAAGCATCAGCAGAATGGGATAAAAATAAATCAAAAAGACCTGATGCAAAAAATCAAGAAAAAGAATTTATTAAACAATGTACAAAAGAAGCTAATCCTAAGAGAGCAAGCATTAATAAAGATGTTGTTGGGTTGGTTAAAAAAACATATACAAGAAAAACTAAAACTGATAAACAATGCAAAAAAGAATTTTATGCTACACAATAATTAGTTTTTTATCTTTAAATGTATATGGTCAATATACATATGAAGCTAATCAACCTTTATTTGATTTACATGATAATGCAAATAATTTTCAAGGGGAGTTAGCATATGAGGTAGTTGATGATGGAATTAGTCCTGCGATTGATCTTTCTTTTAATTTTACTTTTTATGGCACTACATTTAGCCAAGCAAGAATGGCAACGAATGGATGTCTCCATTTTGGTAATAGTGGTAGCTATTGTAATGACTATACTCCTGACCCTATTAATGGACAGCATACCTATACCATATATCCTTTTTGGACAGACTTAATAAGAGATAACAATTCACGCATGAAATCATGGGGTGATAGTTCAAAAATGATTTTTGGATGGTATCGTCTTAGGGAATACAATCGTAGTAATACAGATAATAGTTTTGAAGTAATACTTTGGAACAATAATTCATTTGATATTCGTTACAGAGAATTAAATATTATTAACCATGATGTTCTGATTGGTGAGATTGGTTCTAATAAAACCAATTCATATACCTACTATTACCATGATGAATGTAATACTGGAACAACCAATTCATCTACTTGCGTAAATACTAATTGGAATAATACAGCTATTAATACAACACTTGAAAATGGTGGATCATTATATGGTTCAGGCGGTGGCAATGGAATAGATTGTAGCAATCCATTAAATGATAGCAGTTGTAGTGGTTATGCTGATGCTTTCTTAACACAACAATGTAATATCACTCAGCTTTATAGTCAGTCATGTCCTAATTATTGGGAAGCATATGATGATCAACAATGTGATGATGACCCACAGTATGCACCTTTTTGTGCAGGTTATAGGCAAGAAGAATCAGTAGCTTTTTTTGATGATAGTAATGTTGATTATGGTTTTGCAGATGAACAAGAACAATTTGCTACTGGTATATTCCAAGATGATTTTCATCATAATGATTTTGAAGAACAATTTATAATAATAGAAACATTTGAAGAAGATGTTTTTATACCTTTTGATGATTTTAATACACAAGATGATTTTTTTATTGAACCATTTGAAGATGAATTAATAATATTTTTTGATCCTGAACCACTACCATTTGAAGATTTTTTAAGACCTCATAATGATTTACCGCATGAAGAAGAATTATTAATAGATGAGTTTGTATTTCAAGAAACATTTTTAGTAGAAGATTATTTAGAACCAAACACATTTATTGAGTTTAATTCTATAGAAGAACTTGATGAGTGGTTTGAAGAAGAAACCAACGAACATTTTGAAGAAAGTCTTGAGGAAAGACTAGCAGACTTAGATGAACCTGAAGAAGAATTTATAGAAGAAATATTTGAAGAAGAAGCAGTTGAAGAAGTCTTTGAAGAAATAGAAGAAATGCAGGTAGCAATGGAAGAAGAAAGGTTAGCTGAAAGAGAAGAAGAAAATAGAGAAGAATTATTAGAAGAAGTAGAAAAAGAATTTGCAGCAGTAGAATCTGATAAACCTACAGGTAAAAATAAATTAATGGTTACAGCACTTAATGTAGTTAGAGCAGGAGTACAAACAGCAGCTAATAGCTACTCACAAGTCTCTGGTGGCTCTCAAACAAATAATTCATCTAATAATACTTCTAGTAATAATGTAGCCACAGGAAGCACGATAGCATCTAGCGGTGGTATTAGCACTTCTAGCAGTCCTAGTGCATCAGATCAATTTGCAAGTGCTACACAACAAAGCAATCAAGTATTGTCTATGTCTAATGATAATGTTGGTGGTGCTACTATGTCTATTACACCATTGCCAACATTTGATAATTCAACATCTATAGCAATAGCAGATGTACAAGTTCAAAGTGTGCAAGGTGAAATAGATACTGCCATGTCAGGTGTAATGACATCATCAGAAGCAGATCAAATAGCTGATCAAATTATTGCTGCAAACATTGAAGCACAACAAGAAGAAATAGAACAACAACAACAAGAAACTGGCGAATATGCTGATGAGTCTAAATTAATTGCACTTATTGGTTATGTACCTAGTTTTAATAACTATACACAAGTAACAGTTCCCGATGCTCAAGATTGGTACAGTAGCTCTGATATATACACTTCTGCTACACTTGACGATAATACTGGTGCTTTTTATGGACTGGTAAATGATAATTTAAAAGGATTAGATCAAATGATAAATAATCAACCTAATATGTGGAGATAATAATGGATTGGTTTGAAAATAAAACTACACAATTAATTGCACTTGTTGGCATAGTAGGAACTCTTGCTGGCTTTGGTTATCAAGGAGCAGAGTATGTTAATAGATTAGAAAATCTTGAATCTGCTGTTGGTGGTATATCGGATACTGAAGATGCCCAAAAAATTATAGAAGAACGCTTTGCATCAATAGAAACATCTGTTCAGTTTTTAGAAAAAGAAATAGATAATATTCAAGTTCCTGATATTACAGAAATAAAAACAGACATAGCTACTATTAAAGCTGATTTACAAAGTTTAGAAAAAGATTTAAGTAAATTAGAAGACAAAGATGATAATCCATTAAACGGCTAATGAAATATATATTAAGCACTATTATTATCACAAGCTGTTCAATGTCTATGAAAACAAAAGAATGGAATGATTCTTATGATCCTGCACAATGGCGTAGTCAATATGAACTTTGTAAAGATGTTTTAAACACAGAAGAATGGACAGAATGTATGGGAGATTTTAGTTAGGAGAACTTATGCTAAAAGGAATGTTAAAAAATGTAGTTGGATCAATAGCACCAAGTTTAGGTTCTGCTGTTGGCGGACCACTAGGAGGCATGGCTACTAAAATTATTTGCGAAACATTAGGTTGTAAAGCAGATGCAAAATCTATTGAATCTGCTATTAATAATGCTAGTCCTGAACAACTATTACAGTTAAAACAAGCAGAAAAAGATTTTGAAATTCGCATGAAAGAATTAGATGTGGATGTATTTAAGTTAGAAGCTGAAGATAAAAAAGATGCTAGAGGTAAATTTAGCAAAGATTGGACAGCTAGAATTATGGGTATTGCTACTGTAGGCGGATTTTTAGGATATATATTTTTAGTAACTTTACAACCACCAGAACAAAATAGTGAAGCACTAATAAATTTAGTTCTTGGATATTTAGGAGGATTAGCAAGTGCGGTTATTTCATTCTATTTTGGAGCATCTAACTCAAACAAAGGGGACTAAAATGCAAATATCAAATGAAGGTATATCATTAATTAAAAAATTTGAAGGTTGTAAATTAGAAGCATATTACGATGCTGTTAATGTTTTAACTATTGCTTATGGCAGAACTAAAGGAGTTAAAGCTGGTGATACTTGTACACAAGAACAAGCTGATGCTTGGCTTGAAGAAGAACTACATGAGTATAGTGGATATGTAAATGATGCAGTTAAAGTTGATTTAGAACAAAATCAATTTGATGCTTTGGTAGCATGGACATATAACTTAGGTCCTACTAATCTTAATAACAGTACAATGTTAAAAAAAATTAATGAAAAAGATTGGGATGAAACTCCTAATCAAATAAAGCGTTGGAATAAAGCAGGTGGTAAAGTGTTAGAAGGTTTAGTAAGACGCAGAGAAGCTGAGGCACTTTTATTTCAAGGTAAAGACTGGACAGAGATATAGTATGCCTTTTGCTAAATTTAAATTTCAACCCGGAATTAATAAAGAAGGAACAAACTATTCTAATGAGGGTGGTTGGTTTGATGCAGACAAAATAAGATTTAGAAAAGGCAGACCTGAAAGAATAGGTGGTTGGCAAAAAAATTCTGGTAATTCTTTTATTGGAACAGCCAGAAAAATTCATGTCTATAAAGATGCAGATCAAATTCAATATAATTTAATTGGCACACATAAAAAACTTTATGTACAACAAGGTAATGTATTTAATGACATAACTCCAATACGATCTACAACAGGTTCAGGAGATGTAACTTTTTCAGCATCTAATGGAGATGCAACATTAACAGTTGCTGATACAGGACATGGTGCAGTACAAGGAGACTTTGTTACTTTTAGTGGTGCATCTAGTTTAGGCGGTAATATAATTGCTTCGGTGTTAAACCAAGAATATGAAATAGCAACAATAGTAAATGATAATTCTTATACTGTAGAAGCAAAAAATACTAGTGGTTCTACAGTAACTGCTAATTCTTCTGATACTGGTAATGGTGGTAGTTCTGTTGTTGGTGCATATCAAATAAATGTAGGATTAGATACTTATGTTTCTTCTACTGGATGGGGTGTGGGAACATGGAGTGCAAGCACTTGGGGATCAGCTACAGCACTTTCAAATACAAATCAATTAAGGTTATGGTCATTAGATAATTTTGGTGATGATGGATTATGTTTAGCAAGAAATGGTGCTTTATATTATTGGGATGAATCATCAGGTGTTTCTACTAGAGCAGTAGCAGCAAGCAGTAGAGCAGGTGCAAGTGATACTCCAGTAGCAGCTTTACAAATTATGATGTCAGATGTAGATCGTCATGTTATAGCTTTTGGATGTAATGCTATAGGATCATCAACTCTTGATCCATTGTTAGTTCGTTTTTCAGATGCAGAAAATGCAGTTGATTGGACACCCACAGCAACTAACTCAGCAGGTGGTGTGCAACTTTCTACAGGCTCTACAATTATAGGTGCTTTACAAACTAGACAAGAAATACTTATTTGGACAGATGCAGGTATTGTATCTATGCGTTTTGTTGGTGCTCCATTTATTTTTAGTTTTAATGAAGTAGCAACAGGCATGTCTTTAATATCTCCTAATGCTGTAGCAACAGGTGGTAATACAGTTTTCTTTATGGATAATGGTGCGTTTTATCAATACTCAGGTTCTGCACAAAGATTGCCCTGTACTGTATTAGATCATGTATTTAGTGATTTTAATTTAGATCAAGCATTTAAAGTATTTGCAGCACCAATACCACAACATAATGAAATTATATGGTTTTATCCTAGTGCTGATTCTGAAGAAGTAAACAGATATGTTACATATAATTATTTAGAAAAATCTTGGTCAATAGGAACAACCAATGATGGATTTACTAGAACAGCATGGAATCCAGCATACATATTAAATAACCCTATAGCTGCTGGTAAATTAGATACCACTGATATTAATTATTTATATAACCATGAAATAGGACATAGTGCTGATGGATTATCATTTACAGCATTTATAGAATCAGCAGATTTTGATTTAGACCCTGATGGTGAAAAGTTTATGTTTATATCTAAACTAATACCAGACCTTGAATACAGAGGATCAGATGATACAGGTAACACAGTTAATTTTGTAATTAAAGGCAGAAACTATCCATTAGAAAGTTTATCTACATTACAAACAGTTGCTGTTACTCCTAACTCTACATTTACAAATACTAGAGCAAGAAGCAGACAAAGTGCTATTAGGATAGAAAATACAGCAGATAATTTTAGTTGGCGATTAGGTGATTTAAGATTAGAACTTAGACAGGATGGCAAAAGATAATGGCAGAAAAATCAAATATACCTTTACCTATAGCTAGTTTAGAATATGACGAAAACAATGAAGCAATAACTAGAAGAACTATTGAACAAGCATTTCAAGATATTAATTCTGAAATAGGAACTTTAAAAACTATGCAACAATCAGTTGTTAGTAAAGCCATACGCAGACATCAATTTTTATTAATGGGTGTAAAACATGGCTGATAGTTTAAAAGTATTAGGACAATTAGACCCAGCAGCTACTACAACTACTGTGCTCTATACAGTTCCTGATAAAACACAAACAACAATAAGTTCTATAGTTGCAGCTAATAGAACAGGTTCAGCAATAACATTTAGATTAAGTGTTCATGTAGCAGGTGCAGGAGCAGACGATAAACAATTTTTATTTTATGATAAATCTGTGGCAGCTAATGATTCATTTGCTATTGTTATTGGCATAACACTTAATCAAACAGATGTTTTAAAAGTTTACACAAGTGCAGTAGATATGAGTTTTAATGTATTTGGTTGTGAAACCTTAGAGGAAAGATAAATGAAAAATCTTAAAAATCAAGCAAATCAAGTAGCAAACGCTGGTCGTTTTGGCGATAGCATGTTAGTACACATGAACCCTATAGAAGTGCAGGGTTTAGCTAACACTATGCCAATGACTGTAAATCCACAAACAGGACAGCCTGAAATGTTTCTACCTTTTCTTGCACCCTTACTAGGTAGTGCAGCAGGTACTGCTTTGTTTTCAGGAATAATGAGTCCAGCAGTAGCAGGTGCTGTAGGTTCAGGATTAGCCACAGCTATAGCAGAAGGTGATCTTAAAAAAGGAATCATGGCAGGTATTACAGGATTTGGTATTGGTAATGTTTTAGGTCAAGTAGGTGCAGGAACTAAAGGTGCAGTTGATCAAGCTACAACAGAATTTATAGAAGCAGCAGCAGAAGGAACAGGAGCAGCAGCAACTAATCCTGTAATAACTCAAGCATTAGCAGATCAAGCAGGTCAAACAGCAGCCGAAGGAACAATGGCAGCATTTCGTTCAGGTTTACCAGCAGAAGGAGTTAAAGAAGCTATAGCATCTGGATTAACTACACCAGCAGATGTTTTAGCAAATACTCAAGGTATGTCTGGTGCTGGTAATAGACTATCAGCTATAGGTGAAAATTTATTTAGTGGAGATACTTTATCTGCTTTAGCACAACCAGCATCTTATGTTCCTATAGCTATAGGCGAAGGACAAAGAGGTGTTATGGAAGCACAAGAACAATTTGAAGAAGATATGCGTAAGTTTGAACAAGATGCAGAAGAAAGAAAAAGAAGACTATATGCTATGAATCCAGAACAAATACCTTTTGGTAGTCCTTATTATGGAAAAGAAGGTGGAGTTGTTGCAATGCAAGAGGGTGGTGAAATTTTTGGTAATCCAAATGTAGCTCCTGTTTTTCCAACAGCACCAACTCAAGGTAATCCAATAACATTACCAAATCAAATGCCTTATGCACCAGCAGGAGTAACTATGCCAATGCCTATCGTTAATCCAAACCCTATGCCAATGCTACCAACAGATACTAGTTTTGAATCAGCTATAAGTGGTGCACAAGATTTTGCATACACACCACCACCACAATTTAGACCTTCTAGTGATATAGCTCCAAGAGGTAGAGAAGTTGCAAGAGAAAATATGATAACAGGTGAGTATGAAAGAACAGGACAATTTAAACCGCCTTCATATTACAGACCGGGCATTGATGCTGAGTTTAATTATTTTCCTTATAGTAATAGACCTGCATCATTTATTCCGCCTTATAGTTCTTTTCCCTCTGTTGGCGGTAAAGGCGGTACAAATATAGATATAAATTTAGGCGGTGGTGGAGAAACTTTTAATGAAATTATGGGTAGTATTAATCAACCAGATTTTGATATTAATGATTATTTAATGACTAATCCTATAAATCCAGATATTGATGTAGCTCCATTTGTTCCAAACATACCTGATTTACCTACAAGTCCGATAGACTTTACACCTTATGTTCCTGAAATTCCTACAAGTCCAATAAATTTTGAACCTTATATACCTACAAATCCTATAGATTTTGCTCCTATGATGCCTACAAATCCTATAGATTTTGATCCTGTTATGCCTACAAATCCTATAGATTTTGATCCTTTTATACCAACAAATCCTATGGATTTTAATATACCTAACATGCCTATGATGCCAAGTGTTACTCCTTTTACACCTAGCAATATGAACCTTAATATAAGAGGTGGTGGTGGTGGTGGATCACCTGATCAAAAAACAAATTTAAATTTAGCAACTGATGATTTTTTAAGAGATATAGAAAATAATCAAAAAATAGCTAAAGCTAGTGGTAGAAAATTAGAAGATGTAACTAGAGGCATGGCTATACACGAAATGGAAGAAGGTAAAACAATACCTGAAGATGCTAAAGGCTTACAAAAATTAGCTGAAGAAAAACCTAGTGTTGTTAGATCAATGGGTTATGAAGTAGATATGCAAGCAGGTGGTGCAACTGTAATGCCTGAAGATTTAGATATGGTGCAAAAAGCAATACTTGGTCAAATACCTAACAACACAGAAGTTATAGCTATGTTTATAGATAAATATGGTAATGAAATATTTATGCAAATTAGAGAACAAGTTTTAAATCCAATGGGTTCTATGCAAACACAAGGAATGATAGAAGGCATGGGTGGTGGTATGGATGATCAAGTTATGGGAATGATTGGCACACAACAACCTGTAGCTGTATCACCCGGAGAGTATATTATTCCTGCTGATGTAGTGTCAGGATTAGGTGATGGTTCATCTGATGCTGGAGCAAAAGAACTTGATGGTATGTTAGATAGAGTTAGACAAGAAAGAACTAATACAACTCAACAACCTAAAGAATTAAATAAAGGAAAAGTATTACCGATATGACAAAAGAAAATGTTGCAGTTTTAAAAATTAAAGAAGATATAAATAAGGTTAATTACAAACCTGCAAAAGATTATATTGTAACTTTAGTTCCCGGAAATTATGTGCACACATTATGGAAAGATGTAGTGCCTTTTTTAGATAAAGCAGTTGAACGATCTAATGGTAGATGGAGTTTAGATGCACTTAAAGTAGCTTGTATTCAACAAAGACAAGAGTTATGGGTTATTTTTAAAGAAGAAGATAATAAAATAATGGGCGTAGCAACAACTGAATTTGTGCATTATCCTAATAGTAAAAGATTAGCAATACAATATTTAGGTGGTACTGATTTAGAAGATTGGGCTTGGAGTTTTTTAAAGAAAGCAGAAGCATGGGCTGTAGATAATAAATGTGATGGCATTGAATGTACTGCTAGATTTGGTTTTTGGAAATGGTTAGGTAAGTCTGGATGGGATAAGGCTTACACAGTATTTGAAAAGAGGTTTAATAATGAGTAAAGGTGGCGGTGGCGGTGGTCCACAAACAACAGAATCAACAGTAACACAAACTAATTTACCTGAGTATGCAGAGCCATACTTCACTAGATTATTGCAAAGAAGTGAAGCAGAGTCTTTGCAACCTTATAGAACTTATACAGGTCAAAGATTAGCTGAACTTAGTCCAGCAGCACAAAGAGTTTTAGGTAGGCAAACTGCTATAGGTTTATCTAGTGGACCAATGGAAGGTAGAGAAGCATCACAAATAGCTAGAGAGGTTGGCACAGGAACTCCTACAGATGCTGGTGTTTTTAATACAGGTATAGCAGAAATGTATATGAACCCATTTCAAAGACTTGTAACAGATATAGAAAAAAGAGAAGCACAAAGAGCATCAGATATTACAGGACAACAAATAGAATCAAGAGCAGCACAATCAGGTGGTCTAGGTGGTTATAGGGAAGGCATATTACAAGCAGAAAGACAAAGAAATTTAGGACAACAAATGTCTGACATAGAAGCTAGAGGTCAACGAGATGCTTTTGCTCAAGCTCAACAACAATTTGAAAGAGATAGAGCAGCCAGATTAAAAGCACAACAAGCTGATAATATAAGAAGATTACAGTCAGCAGAGTTGTTAGCAAAACAAGCACCAATGCAACAGCAATTAGCTTTTGATAGATTAAGGGCAGCACAAGAAGCACAAGAAATTGGAAGAAACTTTAGACAAGCTGGACTTGATATGGGTTATCAAGATTTCTTAAACCAAGTAGCTTTCCCAAGACAACAACTTGGATTTTACAGTCAAATATTACAAGGACTACCTGTAACTCCGGGCACACAAGTTTCTCAATATCAACCAAGACCTAGCACAACTCAACAGTTGTTAGGACTTGGACTAGGTGGACTAGGCTTATATAAAGCTCTAGGTAGTGGTTAAATATTAACGGGTTAATAGATGAACATAATACAAGTAGAAGATAATTTAAAATCAGTTCCTGACAATAGATTGCAACAAGAAATGTCTAATCCAAGTGGAATGTTTCCACAGTATTTGGTTATGTCAGAGATTAGTCGCAGAGCAAAAATGCGTACAGATTATGAAGGTCGCATGGCAGCAAATGAAAAAACACCACCACGACCAACCATGCGTGAAGAAATGCTTATGTCCATGCAATCAAATGTTCCCTCCGGTGGCATAGCGGATTTAGTAAATTCAACACAGCAATCCCCAAATAATGCTATGCCACCTATTCCACAAGAACCTGTAAGGATGCAAGCAGGAACAACTGTACCATTTGATCCGTATGGCATGTTTGGTTTTACATTTAGAGAAGATGATCCTGAAACAGAAGAAGATGAGTCAGGATACTTTAGAGAAAAAAGTGAAGTTCAAAAAGCACTAGAAGAATATTACAAGTCAAGAGCAAAGTTAATGCCTGAAAAATTAGATAAACAAAGAAAACTAGCAGGTGGTCTTAACTTATTACAAGCAGGTATAGCTGTAGGAACTTCTGCTACACCACAACAAATAGGTGCAAATCTTAATAACTTAATAGATGGCATTAGTAAATCTGAAATGCAATTAACAAAACAAGAAGACAAATTAGCTAAAGAACAAATAGATGGTCTTGTAGCTCAAGCTGGATTTGATAAAGCAGAACGAGATGATTTAGCCAAAGCTACTGAGTTAAAAATAAAAGCAGAAGATAAAGCTGCATCAAGAGAATACATGAAAAGTCTTGCAGATAAAACAAGTCCTATAGGTCAAGTAGCTGAAGAAATAAAATCTGGTGTATTTGGTAATCCTCAAGCATTAGGTGTTTATGGTGATCCAATAGGTGTTGATGATAAGGGTAATCCAATATATTCAGATAAAATAGATGCTGTTAAATTAGTAAATTTAGCTAAAGACTTGCAACCAACTGTGCAAAGAGGCATGGCTTCAGATATAGCAGATATTTTAACTGAAGATGATATAGATACTATGGCAGTAATTGCTTATATAGGACAAGGTTTAAGTGCAGAAGAAGCTCAAGCTAAAGTTGCAAAACAAGCAAGAGATAAAAAACTTGAATTAATTCGACAATACAGAGCAAGTCAACAAATAAATCCACAAACAAAACAAACAGGCGGTGTCATTCAAAGTTCTGTACAAGATTTTAATGATGTTATAGAGAATATAAGTGCCTAAGTATGTTCAAACAGATGATGGTTTAATACATGAGTTACCTGATTATGTAACTGATGATAATTACCTTGTAGAAAAAGAAAACTTTTTAAATCAATACAATCAGCCTGAGCCTGAAGCATCTCCATTAGAAACAGACTTTATAGATGATGAAGATATAGAACGCAGTTCTTTATTAGATATAGCAAAAAGTGGTGCTTCCAGAGAGTTTATTCAAGGTCCTGCACAAAAAGAACTTTATCAAGTAGCACCTATATATGCAGAAGCAACACAAGAGTTACAAAACTTACTTGAACTACCTGATCCTAGCACAGAACAAAAAGATAGAATTGAAATTCTAGTTAAACAAATAGAAGGTGAAGATAAAACTCCTGAAGAAATTTTACAAGATGTAACAAGAGAAACTAGATTTACCACAAGAGAACCATCATTTAATTTTATTAAAGATCAGGTAGAACAAAGACAAGGTTTAAAAAAAACTGTTCAACAAAAAGTTGACACTATAAATAAAAGCCAAGAGTTTCAAGATCAAATAGTTTACTCAGATTCTTTTAATGAATTAGCACAAGCAGAAAATACCGGTGAAGCCTTTAATGTTTTTAAATCTGATCCTTTTAATTTAATAGGTCAAGTAACAGCAACAAGTTTAGCACCTATGTCTAAAAGTTTAGCTGCTGGTGTAACAACCACAGCATTTTTAGGTCCAATAGCAGGAGCAGCAGCAACAGGTATTACATCAGGCTCTATAGATGCAGCCCATTCTTTTACTGAATACATGGTAAAAAATGGAATGAACCCAAGTGATCCTGATTCAGTTGCTAGATACATGGGCGATAAAAAATTAGTATCAGAAGCTGAAAAGTATGCAAGAACTAGAGGTGCAATTATAGGTTCTTTTGATGCTCTTTCTTTTGGATTTGCTACTAAATTAATGGTGCCTCAAAAATTTGTGTCTAATATTTTTGCTAGACAAGCAATGAACTCATTAGTTGCTCAACCCATAATACAAGGTAGTTTAGGTGGTGGCGGAGAATACTTTGGACAACTTGCTACTTTAGAAGAAGGAGAGCAAATAAGAGTTGGCGATGTAGCTATGGAAATTATAGGGGAGTTTGGCTTTGCCCCTGCTGAAGCTGCCTTTGGTCAAATAGCTGCTGGTCGTCAGTATTCACAAGAAGCACAAAATTTAAAAGCAGAAGAACAATTAAGAATAACAAAAAATTTTTATAATGCTTTACAAAGAGGTCAAGCAGAAGGTGCACCTCAAAATGATCTTATTAAATTAATAAATTTAGTTGAATTAAAAACTACTAACAATATTAATGCAGGTCAAAATCCTATAGAAGCAAGAGCTAATGCTGTAAATGAGGTTAATGAAAGATCAGAGTTAGTTGAGGCTTTAAACATATATTCTAATTATACTAATAAAGGACAAAATCCTGAACAGTTCCCATCAAAAATAGTTACTCCTGATGTAACAGTTCCCAATATATTTCTTACTAAGCAATTAGCAGATGGCACTTTTACTATTGTTGACTATCAAGGCAATCCAGTTAGTGATCCAAATACAAATGAAACATATAGTTATCCATCATTAGAAGTAGCAGGAAAAGTATCAGCGTCTTTAAATTTATTATCACAAACACAATATGGTGTAGAAAAAACTAATGATTATATTGAGATGCAAAATCTTGATTCTACTAATCCTTTTATATCTAACTTAGGTCAAGCATTTTCAAACCCATACTATGATGGAATTAGCATACAAGAATTAGAAAGTATTGGAGTTGCACCTGATGTAATTAAAAATATTACAGATGCAACAGGTAATAAACTACAAGTTCCAATTAATGTATTAAAAGATAATTTATCAAAAAAACAATTTGATACTATTATGACTACAAGAAGTGAAAGTGGAGTTCTTGGAGAAACACCTTCACCAAAAAGTATTACAGAAGCTACCTTTAAAAAATTATTTAAAGATAAAAATGTAGAGTTTGATGTAAACAGCGATGCTTTTAAACAGTTAGCTTTACAATATACTGCTGAAACAGATATTAATAAAATGAGTATTGCACAAAAAAAAGTGCTATATTCTGTTATTAATAGACTTCCTAGCTCACCAGAGCTTATTTCGTTGCCTGATTTCTCAAACAGGTCATATTCCCTTAATGATTACAACAAAGCCTTACAAGCAATTACAGAAACAAGTAAGCCTACTCTAAAAACTATTAGAGAAGCTACTGGTTTAAATGGTGTTGCTGCAAAAAGACTAAGACAAGATTTAATTACTGCTGGTTATGTAGAAGAACAAAATGGTAAATATAAATTTAAGGGTACAGGCAATAAAAAGTTTAATGATCAAGGTGTATTAATAGATGAAGAAACACTAGAAGTTAATCAAGATTTAGATAATTTAATAGAAAGTTTTAGAGAAAACTTACCACCTGAAGTTGGAATTAAATTTGAAAAATATATTAGAGATCAACAAGGTAATGTTAATAGAGATGCAGAGGGTTCTTTTAATCCTGTATTTAATGAAATCATAGTTGCAATAGATAGAGCAGGTTTAGATTTTAAAAACAAACCTAAACAATCTTTAGATGATTTAGCAAAAGTATTAGGGCATGAATCATGGCACGCCCTTAGACAAGCTGATGTATTTTCAGAATCAGAGTACAGCACTTTAGTTAATTATGTGCGTAATACAAAACCAAAAAATAGTGATAAAACATATTATGAGTTAGCTTTAGAAGAATATGGTGGCAGACCAGAATATGATAATGATGCTGATATTATAGAAGAAGGTATCGCTAAAGTTTATGAAGATTATATAGACAATAAAAAAAATGTTACAGGCAGACCTGCCTCAATATTAAATAAAGTTAGTACATTTTTTGAAAGAACAGTAAATGCTTTAAATGAAAATGGATTTCAAACAGCTAATGATATTGTTGAAAGAAGTTTAAGTGGCAAACTTGCAAATAGAGAAACAGGTAAAGTTAGAACAACATTAGAGTTAGACAGAATAAGAACTAGGTTTAATGAAATTAATGATGATGCTGTTAGTCTTAACTTTGATATTAATAGTGAAGATGATGCACCACTTTCTGCAAGACCAATAGAAGATGCCCCAAGTTTAAAGTATAAATTTAGAGAAGACTTACTTACTAAGCCACCAAGAATATACACAGAATATATTATGGGTGTAGAAAATAATGAGTTTAGTGAAGACATGAGTGCATGGACAAATCTTATGTATCAAAGTTCTAATGTTCTAAATGAATACTTAGTTAAAAGAAGATTTCCAACAGCAGATAAAAATAATTTAAATGAAATAAGTCAAGTAGCTTATAACGCAACACAAGTATTATTAAGAAAAGAAGCTAACAATAAATCTAATGGCATAAAAACATTTTATTTTGTAGGCGATATTCCTACTGGAGATACAGTAGCAATAGCATATGATAATAGAGGTGAGGCTATTAAAGCAGCACAATTAGGAGACAGTCAATATCATTCTATATCAGGTAATCCACATCAAATAAGAGGATTTAATTTAAATTTTAGTGATGTATTGTTTCACCCTGATTTAATTAATTTAAGAAACAATCCTACAATATCTAACCCTTATAAAAACAAAGGATTATTTGGTGTAAGTAAAAATGCCATAGTATCAAAACAACCAGCAGTAATACCTGTTGATCCAGTTTTACCACAATCCACTACCAAATATAGTCTAGTCAGAACAGAGGGTAGAATTACTCCTGAAAGAGAACTTTCACTAGTAACACGACTTAAAGATATTACTAGTGATGGCAGACCAGTACCTATTACTTGGCAGTCTCTTAAAGATAAATATAGTGATTACGATAAAGAAAGACAACCATTAATAGATAGAGTAATAAGACAAGCACAAGAAGATGGTTCAGATTCAATAGCTGCTATTTTAGAAAATGATGAAAATTATTTTATAGATACACTTGGTTTAGATGGCTGGAGTATAAACACAGTAGAACAATTACAAGAAGATATTAATTCTATTACTAGAGAAACACTAAGTAATTTTCCAGAACAAATAGTAGTTTATCGTGGTGGCAATATTCAAGATGAATATGATGTTGTGCCTGTAACATTTAATCGCACAGTAGCAGAACAATTTTCTCGTAAAGATATAGATGATATAGTTTTTGGTGAATCTCCAGAAATAGATGCCCGTGAAGAAGTAGAAGAAGGTATATATGCAGAAGATGGTAGCATTATTGAATACATAATACCTAAAGATAAAGTCTTAGCTTATATAAATCCTATAATGACTGGTGGTTATGATTTTGATGTAACAGGTAGTTTTGGAAAAATGTACACATTTTTTAATGAATCAGAATTACTAGTTAATAAAAAAGATTTAATTGAAGTTGGTCGCCCTATTGAAAGATTGGGACCTAGATTTAAACAACAGCTTTATCACAGAATTAAAACAATTAAAAATCAAGCACAAGAAATACTAGATGAAAACAGCATTAATTTTATTATGGGTGCTACGGGTAATCCAGCAGGTCCTACAATAAATATAGAGATTGCAACTGATGATGTTTATAATTTATTAGTTAGACAGTTAGAAGCTAAATTAAAAAAACTTTCTAACAAAAGATTAAATCGCAATGAACTTATAAAGTTGCTTACTGATTCAGCATTACAAGAAGCAGAGTTAAGAGTATTTAATCAAGAAGAAACTGCAAAAAATGTTAACGGAGAAATTAAATCTGATTTATATTTTGATGAAGAATTAAAAGCTAGAGAAAATAAATATGTACCACAAC